TAAAACCATTAAAAACACTGCAAAGATAAAACAAATATTTGATACCACAAAATATTTGGGCGATATTTTCAGAAAATATTACGAAAAAGCCCCCGATGCGTCACGCACCAGGGGCCCTGCATAAATTAAGGAATTTGAAATTTTTCTGTGCTTAGAAAAACTTAAACTACCATCTGTAATTATTAACCTGAGTAAACAATCCAGTACCTTATAAACATTAATGAACAAATATGAGCTTTGGGTAACAGAGCGTGGTGTGCGGGTTCTGGCTCACCACCTCCATGCGCACCGCCTTGGTGCCGAAGCGGAAGAAGAGAAATCTCTTCGGCACCCGGTGCACAATCATCTGCAGGGTGTCGCGACTCTCGATGTGGGCCCTGAAGGTATCGCCCTCGATGGTGCCGTGCATCCGCACCCATGGGTCGCTCCACTCCACGTGCCTGATGGCTGGCAAGGAGTCGGTGGCGATGGCTGCCGCCACATCCACACTGGTGGATGAAGACGCTCCAGACGCAGCCACCACACGACTGCTTTTTATCTTGAGCTCCTTCATGGTTTTGGCGAGGAGAGAGTCGGGCTTGCGCCTTAGTTCCGAGGCGGTAAGGTGGAGCGCAGCCGATGACGCCACACTCTTACCCGAAGGCGTGCGCCCTATCTCTACCTCGCCATTATGAAGGAGAATATCCTGGTTGTCGGCAAGCCTCTTGTGCTCGTAGCTGGCCGCAGAGCACTCCCGCAGCAGAAATGCCACAAGGAGGGGGACCATCACCAGCACGATGATCTTGAGGATGCTTCTTGCTGTATTAATTTTCATCATTCTTATTTGGCTTTACAATATTTCCGCACCGATTTGATGATGCTCATGATGGTGGTGAGGTAGGCGGGATCGGTGGCATACTTGCACCCCACCCCGTCGCATATACGCTTGGCGAACTCCAAGGCGTTCTTGCGGTAAGGCCAGGCATCGGCGTAGCCCGGTTTCTGGAAGAGACGGTTGTGCTCCACCAAGCAATCCTCCATCGAGTCGAAATCCTTGAAGGCTCGGTCTACGGTGTAATACCACATTTTCTTGCCCTTCACCTTGCAGATGGATACAATCTTGTCGGGAGGGTTGAATTTCTTGCCGTCGGTGGCGAAATACTCGTGCGTCCGCACCATCACCACCTTGCCGTTCCACTGGCTGCCCTTGGTGATGCCGAAAACATTATACTTGCCCACCTTCTTCTCGCCCCATCCAGTTTCCAGCACGGCTTGCGCCGCCACGAAGTCGGGGGCTATCTCTGAAACCTTCTGCGCAGCGGCGTACACCTGCTGGGCGAAGGCTATTTGCGATTTTGTAGCCATATACTATGAATATTTGTTGGTTTACTCGCCCCCATCGGGAGCGTCTTTTTCTGAAAAATTAATTTTCTGGCCAGAGACGTACTCGCCCCGGTCGTTGAAGTCCTTGAGTCGCTTCACGAAGCTAGTGGGGAATATCGGGTAGATGGCCTGCACATTCTCCACAATGCTGAATATCTCCCTCACCATCATGAAGACGCAGAGATAGGTGCCTATCCACTGCATCGGTCCCACCACACTGCCGTTGACCTCGGCGTGGCTGGCGAAGTTGGAGATGACCATCAGAAAGATGTAGATGACTATCTTCTTCGTAAAGCGTGAGAAGAACGACTCGCTGGAGGCATCCTTGTGGATGAGATGTTTCCATACGCCCAAAATGGTGTCGATGAGTATCGCAACACCTATCCACTTGGCGAACTCCCAGTCTTGGAACACGTATTTAAGCCCGTCGGCGAGCATCGTGAACGGGAGCGACGTGATTGCTATCATTGGTATACTTTTTAATTTATATGGTTTCATCATGATGGTGCTTGTTGTTACGTTTGCAAAGATACATATTATATAATAAGGTGCAAAGGACCGTTGTTTTCCCCCCAACTTGGGGAAAGCGCCCCTATCCCTTCATCAGTTGCCTTGCCAGCTGGTGGGTGCCCAGGATATCGGGGCCCACGGCATCGAGCATGAGCGTCCAACCATAGCTCTGCAACTCTGCCGATACGAATGGTACCATCTCGCAGGTGGCGGCACTGTCTCTATCCATCCAGAAGAGTATGCCTTGCTCGGCATCTGCCATCACGTGGGCGTGAATCTTGGCCATCATCTGTAGCGTGCGCTCGTTGGCTATCAAGCGCTCCATCATGTCGGCGTTGCTCGATAGTTTCATGGCCACGGTCACGGCGATGCGCTGCGTGCACTCGAAACTCCTGCGCCTGTCTACCTCGCCATAGTCTACGAAGAGGAAGGTGCCAGTGAGGTTGGCGAGTCGAGCCTTGAGCTCGTCGAACGACTGACCATACACATAATTTTCTATCTCCGGAACGATGCCTGTACCGGGCAGTGCCTTGACCGCATCCTCCATCTGGGCATATTCCGTCATGTCGCTCTCGCCCTTGGTGGCGATGCCCTTGAGCACATTTTCTCGCTTGGGGAATCGTGCGAAATACTTGAAAAGGTCTAGTATCATCTGCTTGCCTCCTATATTATCTGCTTTACTATCGAGAGGGGGAGCCCCACCTCGTTGGAAATCTTCACCACGTCCATGCCCGAAGCCTTGAGACCCTTCACGCCCTCGATGGTCTTCTTGCGCAGCACCCTGAGATAGGTAATCACATTCATGCGCTCCACCTGCAGCACATTGCCAAGCCCATCTTTCGACAAATCGTAGAGCGCATCGCTGGCATCGATGGTGATGGGCTTCGACTTGTCGGCGACAAACTTGGTGAGCAACGAGAACGGTGTCCGGGTGAAAATGAAATTGTTCACCGCCAAGAAATTGAGCGCAATGGCATTGAGCTGGTTCTTGGGCAGTCGCCTGAAATCACGAGCCAATTTCTGGGCTCCCTCGGACGAATATTCTCCGGGATAATAGAGTATGGCTGCCAACAGTGGCAGGCTCTCTTCGCCCAGATCGAGCAACTGGCGGGCCTCTATATACTGCAACGCCTTGAGCGAACATGTGAGGGTATTGAACTCCAAGTTCACCTCGTAGCCCGAGTAAGGCTTCTTGTCTACGAACACCACGGGCATCATCTGTCGGCAAAAGCAAAGGTCTACCGTATATTTATAGTCAAGCTTCAGGAGCTCCTTGGCGTAGGGGTAGCTCAGCCTGCTGGGATCTATGCGCTGACACATGCGATATTCCTCGGCAGGTAGATCCTGGAGCGCGGCGTTGTCGTCGGGGTAGACGATGCGAAAGATGAAGGTGAGCTGCTCGCTGAGCGCCACGACATTCTCCAAGGCTTGCTCATCCTTGAGTCGATGCACGTCCAGCCCCAAGAGGTCGCAGAGAAAGTAGATGCGCACCTCGGCTGGGGACAAATCCCCATGCTCCATGCGTGAAAGATAGTTTACGAGCTTCAAGTAATGGGCAGTAGTGAGCACCTCCCACGAGTTGGGCACCTGGCATTCCTTGCCATTCACCCGGATATCGATATATTTCTTCATGGGCAAAACCTCCTATGGTAATAAGTACATACTATCTTCCGGACTGTTGTACGAGGAGAGCGAGAAATAATCGCTCCCCGTCTGCGCCTCCAGCAGCATGTCGGCATTGTGCAACAAGTCTTCCACCTCGCCTTCTAGCTGGATGGCCAGATTGATGGCACGGCTGCTCTCGTCGCTGCCAGAGCGAGACGATGTATTGTCATCGAAGAGATTGCGGATGGTGGCGGGAAACTCCAGGATATCGAAGCGGCGCAGAGCCTTTGCCACGGTCTTCTTTACCAATGCCAGGCGCAAGAGCGGCAGCACCTTCTGCCCCACCTCGGCAAAGTCGGCACTCTCATCGCCCTGCTCCAGGCGGTCGAAATAAGCGCCTATTCCTTCGTCGAGCACCTCCTTCTGCAGGGGCACGCAACGGAAGAAGAAGAGATATGAGAGGTCTATCGGATAGATGCTGTCGAAATCGTCGGCGGTGGTCACCTTGCACGAGCCGAGCAACTTATAGTAGCTCGTCTTGCGCCAGTCGTCGTAGGGAGCCTTTGACACGCCATCTTCATCCGACACATCCTCCATGAGCTCACTGATGAGCGAGTCCATGGCGTTGTAGAAATTCTCCATATACGAGCGTTTCATACCCTCGTACTCGTATTTGTACACATTCACATCGTTCTTTCTTCGGTTCACCGCATCGAAGATGAGCTGCGTGGCGAGCGTGAGGTTGGCCACGGCGGAACGAAGGAAACTCTTCAGGGCATCGGAGTCGTCGGCGATGGATACGATGTCGGCGAAAGTCTGTTTGCCGATGATGGCCACGATGCGCTTGCGTGCCGAGGTGGCTGAGCCCTGAAGGCTGTCGAGGTCGGCACTGGTGTCGGCTCCCGGCGCACACTTGCAAAACTGTGCGTAGGAACCGAAAAGGTCTTTGAGTAGAAATATCTTTTTCATGCCTGCTGCTGGTTAAGTCGTTGGGATGGGGTTGTGTCTTCTTGTCGCTGAGGTACCTCTCGGTAGAAACCGAGGTGGTAGCCCTGTCTCCAGAGGTCGGGGAAGTTGAGACGGAGCGCCCAGTTGAGTGGCTCGGCGCAAACCTCGTCCTCGGAGGTGAGCGACATGATGTAGATGAGATAATTATAATAGGTGTCGCTGCCACTCTTCGAGATGACACCGTCTTTGTCGACGGCCGAGATGGCTGCATCCAGGCCCACGCTAGACAGAAGGGCTTGCTCCGTACGCTTGTCGTAAGAGATGAGTGCCTCGATATACTCCTTATACTTGAGGTCGATGGTCTCTACCTTCCACTCTTGGCTGTGTCCCTGCGCATCCATGAAGGAAATGGAGGTAAAGCCCTTGCCTTGGTTGTCGGCTCCGGATAGGTAGGAACTAAACTTTTTCACCTCTTGCTGCACGTATCTCACCAGTACCGACTCCTTGTACTCGGTGCCAATATCGAGCGACTCGTATTTCAGGAGCTCCAGCTTCTGCGCCTTGCGTCTCTTGTTTTCCTCGCAGAGCTTGGTGATCTGGGTGCGCTTGCTCTGGATCCATGCGTTCGGGATGATGACGTGCACCTTTGCTGCCAATGAGTTTTTCAGAAAACTATTGATGTATCGTGCCGTCTTGTTGCTTCCCTGGATATAAGGGCGTGCACCTTGATGGGTCTCGTTGGCACCATAGAATTCGTCGACTGATTTCTCCCGATGGTGGCTGATGGCTGCATATCGATAGCTATCTACCTCGGAGAGCGAGAACTTGGGATACACCTGGTAGCTGGACATGCCGTAGGTGAACCTGCCCAACACCACCTGCTTGAAATCGCCGTAGGAGATGAGCTCGCTCGCCACATCGTTGCGGGTGGTGGCAAGCCTGCAGTAGCGATTGTCTAGAGCCTCCAGCCCCGCCACCGGCATTCCCATGCCGATAGCCTTGCCACGAGTGAAACGCCACTTTACGAAGAAATCGCCAAAGTAATAGAAGTTCTTGATGCACGACTTGCAGAACTCTTCGACCGATGGAAGTCCACGGTCTGCCCAGGAGCCGAGCCAGCGCATCACCTCGGGCAACTCCTCGTACTGACGGATGAGCTTACCATTGTCTATCACCTGCTTGTATGCTGCCACGCCGTGGCCATAGAGCATCTTGATCTCCTTGGAGTAGAGGCGAGGCAACAGGCGGTTCTCCTTAATCTCCTTGGTCACCTCGTCGCAGAGCTGATTGTTGTAGCCACGCATGAGCACCTGATACCCCTGCAGGGAGAGATACTGGTGGTCGCCTCGCCACAAGGGCGAAGGAATGAATGGCGAGCCGAAGGCAGGCGACTGAATGAGTTGATCCCCATGGAAGAACTCCTCGCCCTCGCCTAGCTGGAAGGTGAAGATGTTGCCGTCGCTGATGTAACAGCCGGCGTTACCATACATTTCTATTGTGTAATCTTCGTTCATAACCAATTTATTTTGTGAAGTTTAAATCCATCCTGAGGAAAGCCCATGAAGCGTATGAGGATGCGATAGCACATCTTAGGCTCTCCATGCTCGTCGGTAAAGAGAAAGTAATTCTCCCCGTCTACGGCGTATCGCTCGTGCGGCAACTGCGTCCTGTACTTGCAGTGATGGCACACCTTGAGTTTGGCACTCGCCTGCCCCTTGGACCTGGAATAAGGGAAGAACGCCACGGTGAACTCACCATCAGGCAGCTTGCTTATCTCCCTCGCCCACTGAAGGGCCGTGATGCCGTCCATAACAATGTTCTTGCTCATAACGATGCGAAATTAGTGAAAAAAAATGTTCCCGCAAAAGACCCCGGCGATGCCCAACGCCGTCATATTTCCCAGAACGTAAGGCGCTGCACCTCACCTCGCCTTCCCAGCGGTGCGTGCACGTTTGCGCCAGTTGAATTTTTCGTTTTTTATTTTTCTGAAACCATTTGCGCTGACTTTCAGCCACATGGCTATTTCACCTCTTCATTTTGGGGTAATTATTGCCTGTTTTCGAGAAATTATTCCATCAAACTGCGGCGTTTTTAGCACCTAAATGACGAAATTATCAGGCAAATCTACAGGATATGTGCTCAATTCTGCCTTGACAACGTCGCTGTAGAGACCATATAGTAGGTAAATCATAGCCGAAGGGAGCTGCGTGGTGAGACCTGCTTGGTTCTTGAGAGCCTGCTTCTTCTCCGAGCTCTTGTCGAGCTCTATCTTTCCGTCGGTCTTCTTCAGTGGAGATATCATGATGGCACTGCAGAGGTTCGGGCATTCATTCTCGTCGATACGTATCCTAGGCAGCAATGGGCTGCGCTCGCCAAAGAGCATCTGGCAGAGCTTGAACTGCTGCCAATGGTAGATGGTTGGCGCGTCTTCGTTGAAGAGGAACACCGTAAAGCCATACGACTCCAGAGAGGCCTTGAGGTTGAGCGAGTCGGTGGTAATCTGCTCCAACTCCTCCTTGCGCTTGTTACCCGCTCGGTCTGGGTACAGGTAAATGGTCTTGTTGACGGCAGCGGAACCAAAGAACTGGTATACTTTCGCCGTGAGGTCGTTGAAATCTTCCGGAAGATAGGCAAAGAACTCCTTGATGATGTCGAGCACGTTGTCGCTGTCTTTCTTCTGGGCTACGATGAGCGACTGGAAATTGCCGGGGTCGTAGCCCATGAATAGAGGCTCGTGAGGGTCGTAGTGCTTCAGATACTCGGCGGTAAGCGTAAAACGCTCCTTGAGATCATACTTCACGATGGCATCGTATCGGTAAGAATCCTTATATTGATGCTTGACGTGATCGTAGTTGATGAAGAACTTATTGGATACCTCCTTGTGACGGATGGCGCAGATGGCTGTGAGGAACTCGTCTACATCGAGGGTGTCGAGCTGGGTCTTGAAGAACTTCGGGCCAAGGATATCCTTGTTGCAGAACGAGGAGGCACGGATGTAGAAGATAGCGTTGCGCCTCATATCGGCGAGGCGAGGTTTCCATCGCTCCACGAACGAATTGAGTTTCAACGACTCCAGGCGCATCTTCTCAAGTAATACTGGATCCTTGCTGTCGCGCTCTTCCTGGCGAAGAACGAACAGGCGATACAGGCTCTTGTTTATCTCCAACGATACGGTGGCAATTTCCTCGATGAGCTGCGGGTTCATCTTGCTCTCATACTCCTCGAACCAGTCATCCTCGCCAAGATCTACACGAGCAGTGTCGCTCACGCCCGTCACACCTTCGTAGTAAGCCGAGCGACGAACGTCGGCAGGACCGCCACGGAGAGAAGGGAATAATCGGGTCTTGAGCTTCTCGCCACTGTTGTGCTTCATCTCCTCCACGAAGGCGTGCACGGCGTTTCTGCCGGCCACACTCTCCGGCTGGTCGCTTGATACGAGCTGCAGGTGGGCCCCATTGCGGAACACCACGCTGTGCTTGGCGTAGGTTATCGGATAGCGGGGCTTTCGGAAATGGGAGGGCAACTTGCACTCTCCCACCACGTAGTCTACCCCATACTGCAGCATGGGGCGAGCCTGTCCGTTGACCACCACCTGACGAGAGAAATACGCCTGTATGTTTGGCCAAACGTTGGTCATCAGCGCCACGTAGCTCTTGTGAACTAGGAAAGAAAGCTCTCCGGGCATGTCGTTGACCACGCGGATGATGCGAGGGCCAGTGATACCCTCGGTCTTTCCACCAGCACGTGCCACCTCGGCATAGAGCATGTTGGGGTCTATCACATTGGCAAGCATCTGCATGGAGTTCATGTAGTAGTGCTCGAAATCACTAAGTGTGTTGTCATCAAGAGTAAGTCTGGCCATCTTCAATATCCTCCATAATTTCCGCTTCCTGAATATCTGCATCACGAAGCAATCGTTTTTTCTCCGAGCTCTCGATAGGCAGGCCATCGATGAGCGAAATATAAAATCCCTTGTTATGCTTGGCAGCAATCTCCTTGAGGTTCTTTTTCTGAAAACCTAGCTCTTCCGGAGTTACCTCTGGACTGATGAGGAACACCACGCCTAGGTCTCTGTCTGCCTCGGCTTGCTCTGAGGCACGTCTACGACACTCCAAGGCTTGGTCCATGCAAGCCTTCTGCATCTTGTAGTCGCGCTTGGCACAGCATAGCTTCGCCAAGTCTTCGTATTTGTTGGCAAAATCGTTTTCCCAGACCTTGGCACTCACCGTACAGTCTACGTTGAAATACGAGATGGCTTGGTTGATGCGAACCTGGCAGGTGCGAAGGTCTAGGCTCACATGCTGCTGCGCTGCGATGCGCTGTTTCAGTTGACGAGCCGCACGGGTGATATTTCGCTCATACTCGTAGGCCTCGATGGCCCACTGAAGCTGTTTTAGGAATATCTGCACATCCTCAGGAATGCCCTCTCCATTGCCTGTGGTGAGGAAATTGTTGATAAGGTCGGGATGGACGCTCTCCAGTTTCTCTATATTACTTTTCATACGCCAAACAGTTTCTTTCTTAATTCTAGCTCTCCTCTATCTTGCATGCGCTCGCACAGCAACTTGATGGCATCGAGGTCGCCGTCGCTAGCCTGCTTGGCAAGTTCCTGGTCTGCCTTGAGTTGAGCCTGCTCCAGAACGCCTTCGTTCTTGAGCACCATTACTGCAGCTTCAGCTGCCTCTTTCATTTTCTTCTTGTCCATGGGCTTTATCGCTGTATTGTTCCATCACCATCTTGAACATGCGCTCGCACTCCTGATGGCGACGAAGATTTGCACGATCGCTTGCGCGTCGGTCTTGCCGGTCGTTCCTCTTGAGGTAGCTCTTGTATCTCTTGATATTGTCGAGCACATTCTTGTGACGATGCAGAAACTCCGAGGAGTCGGTACGGAAGAGTTTGACGAGCTCGTTGAACTCAGACTTGTCCTTGAGGAGTGGGTGTTTGTAGAGAAACTTTCCTGTATCATTGTACGACTGGAGCTCGGCGAAGCATTGCAGGTTGCGAATGCGGAGCTCTGCCATTTGGGTAACATCGCTCTTCGTAGGTTTCTTATCCAGGGCTTCGTCGAGCTTCGTCATCTTGCGCCAGGTATTGATACGGTCGTTGTACAACACCGTGGCAGTTTGAACGTCCTTATTGAAGAGGTTTCCCCAATCTATATTCGGATATTCCTCCTCTTTCTGGACTACTTTTTTTTTGATTCAGTCGAGGTGTCTGAGGTATCTGATGCTTCGGATAACTCATCAACATCTGAGCTCTGATCGGTATTTTCATCATGGGCTTCGCTAGTTAAAGTTTTGCTTGAAGGCTCGTCTTTGATTAAAGCTTTACTTGAACCATTATTTTTATCTGCACCTTTACTTGGAGTTTTACTTGAAGACTTATCCGAACATTTTCCCTTACTTAAAGCTTTACTTGAATCATTGTTCGTTTGCTTGGAAGGGGCGTCGGCAAGACGCGATTGGAGTATCTCATCGATGCTACACACATCAAGAAGTGCAAACAGGATATCATCTTCATATCGCTTGGGGTTGCGAGCCATGATTCCAAGCATCGGATGACTAGGCGATTTTTCTTTCAGCAGACGAAAGTCTGCCTCTGCATGGTTGCCACCACGAAGCGTGTTGTAGTGGCATAGTTTTTCTCTTCTGCTATACATATACCATTATTATATAATAAGGGTGCGCCACCTTCATGATGATGGCGACACACCCTTAGGACTTAATACTTTTATTCTCTGGAATTTTATTGGCTTACCGATTTTGTGCTCTTACTGCTCTGCGATTGAGGAGAGCTGGCAGCTTCGGTAGTGGTCACGCCTGTAGGGTCTTCAGCATACTTGCATGGAAGGTCTACCGACGTGCGCTTGAAGGTGAAGGTCGTGTAGCGACCATCCTTGTCATCCTTGGTCTCGGTATTGCTCAAGATCATCGGACGCTCAAGTTCGCCAAGAATATACCACTGGGTATCCTTTACGTGCTTGAAGAGGATGATAAACTTGCCTCCAGCGTATTTCTCGATGAAATCGTCGATTTCCGCACGGCTGCCACCCATGATGATGACGAAATTGTTCTCACCGGTGGTGGTGATATCTCCCTTCTCGGTAGTGGAAACCAACGTTGGGATGTCGTGCGCCTCAAACTGGAAAGCTAGTTTTTCGTCCTTGGCAGCAGTCTTCATCGGCAATGCACCCACCACACGTTCGTCACTTGGCTGAGGGAACGCCTTGGTGCGATCGATGGATGACGTTGGCACCAAGCACACGATATAAGAGATGGCTGAGCCATGGGTGTCTCGGTCGGTCACGTCGTCGATGCTGGTCAGCACGAGAGCTGCTGCCATGGACGTTCCTGCTCCGGCAGCACCCATGGTGCTAGTTGGGTCATCGAGCACCTGGAGGAGAGACAAGATGCCTACGATGGCAATGATGCACATGAAGAGCAAGCGCCCTTTGTGGTTGGCGTAATGTGCGCCTTTGTATGGATTGTACGCACGATGGCGCACCGTAATCTTATTCTTAATCATAATCTTCTGATTTTCTGAAAATCAGGGGCGCACCGAGGCACGCCCCTGAATGAGTCAACATTAAAACTAATAATTAAAAACCCTAAATTATGAAGACTATCGCCCGCCTGGTACATTAGGCTGCACAGCGGTGTTGATGGTACGCTTACCACCTACGCATCTTTCGAGCTCACGATATTTCTGGTTACTGCCGAGGATGACCATGATATAGTCGCCCTCTGCGGTAGGAATCCAGTCGGCAGTGATTCCGTCGAACTTGTCCTTCTTCTCCACCTTCGGCTTGGTCGTGGTACCAGCACCTATTTGGATGCAATAGGCAACACCAGCCTTGGCGTTGGTAATGTCGGTGATGGATTCAGCGGTAGTGGTACTATCCGTGATGTGCCAGAAACCGTCTTTGCCATCCACACCAGCCACGACGGTGGTAGCAGGGAGATTGGTGAAGATCTGCTGGAAATCGTAGTCATTTGCATCCATCTCCTGCTTTGTCTTGAACTTACGGCCGGTGAAGGACGCTCCGGTACCTTCCTTCCAGGTGCTCCAAGCGCGAACGGTTTCCATGAATGACTCCATGCGAACGGCGAGCATCTCACCAGGGAGGTTCTCGATAAACTGGAGATTGCCAGGGATGTCGAGGAACATCAGGCAGCTCTGGCCGAGGTATGGCAACCAAACGATAGGTATCTCAGTGTCTGGAACACGGAACTTCATGCTCTCAGGACCATCGAAATCGATATCTTTGCCATAGGTGGTTCGGCAGTTGGCAATCCACCAGTCCTGATGGTTCTTGTTGAGATAGAGCACGTGCTGGTCGAGATCCATATCCTCAGAAATCTTCGACTTGACATCGGAGATGAACTCCTTAACGCAAGCAAGCATGTCGGCTGAGGTATAATGGCGATAATCCTCGCTGTCAAAAGGCTTGATGCTATAGTCGTGGATGTAGCGAAGAAGTGTGTACACGATACCCGTAGAAGAATTGAGGTAGTGGGAAGGAACGCCAGCCTCTGGCTTCACGTAGATTCCACGCATACGACGCTTGTTCTGCTCCAGCTGAGCTTGCTTCAAGAGGTTGAGCAAGCAGAACTCAATCATGGACCACTTGATAGGATCAGAGCCCTCCTTGTTGAGATAAGCGATGTACTTACGTTCGATTTCCTTCATCGGACCAAACTTAACCTTGATCATGGCATCGTCTACGTAGCCCATCTCGTTTTCGAGGCTCATACTACCTTTGTAGATTTCTCCCTCTTGGTAAGCCTGAGACACTTCGCCCATAAAGGCGTTGAAGAGAACGTCACGGTCCTGCACACCATAACGGACAGGGAAATACTGGGTGAGGTCACGGATGGCGAGAATGCGAGCAATGAGGGCATCCTGACGGAGAATGACAAACTGATTGCCTAATCCTGCGTCGTCTACACCACTGTAATTGTTTACGAACTCACCGCTGGCGAGGCGCTTAGCGTCAAGCTCATTGCGTCCATGGTGGTATGCGTAACGAGCGGCGAGTGACTTGGCGTAGGCCATTGTCTCCTGGCGGAAAGAAACGCCGTCGGTCTGCTCGTCTGGCTTTGAGGTGAGGGCAAGCGAAGGATTGGCTGCAATCTGGTTCCATCGTTTGGTCATCGAGAACATCGGGTTGTCGATACCGAAGAGGAAATTCTTGTTGGTAGCGAAACCGTTGATAGGAATGGCAGCGGTTTTGACTGTAGCCACAGGCAGGTCGGGAGCTGTGTCTTTCGACATGTTTTCCACTTTTCCAGCCAAGAGGGACACGGCACTTGCCAACTGCTCGAAAGAAGCATTCTGCTTGTTACCCTTCTTTCCGTCCTTGTCGTCACCACCGTCGCCGTTGTCACCATTGTCTCCACCGTCGTTGTCGCCACCACCATCACCATCGTCTGCATGGTCATCGTCGTTATTGTCGCCGTTGGCCTTGGACACGATGTTGTAGAGGGAGTTGATTTGTCGCTGGTGCTCTGCCTCAAGGGAGGCTGAGCGCTCTGCGGACATGTCATCCTCCATAGACGTTCCGTACTTCTTCTGATACTCGGCGCAAAGTGCGGCGTAGTCATCAGAGGTCAGCTGTCTGCTCTCGAATTTCTGGACTAAGCCAAGAGCTTCGAGAATTTTTCTGATTTTTTTATTCATACAAACAATTAATAAAATTATAACAAACTATTGAGCTGCATTATAAAGATTCTGTCTTCCCGCATAGTTACCACCCATCCCGGCAACCTCTGCGATAGCCTCCAGAAGCGTTCGCTTGCCATCAATGAGGCCCACCTCTTCGGCAGGTGCGGTATAATAACTTTCACCCTGTAGGCACGGAGCATCATCGTCTAGGTCTGCCAGCTTGCTGCGCATGGCGCGCACCTCGGAAAGGAACTGTTCGTTCATCGGATCGAGCACATTCTTGATGTACTCTTCTGGCTTTCCTGACTCAAGATCTTCGAAGACTTTGTTCTTGAGCTTGGAATTGGTGGCCTTGGCGGTGATTTTCTTGATGCCAAGCTTCTCGAAATATGAAGTAAAGTCGTAGAACGAGCACATGGTACCAATGCAACCGACGAAATCGTGGTCGGTCGTGGCGTACATCTTCTGCCCATGGCATCCAATATAGTAAGCTGCGGATGCGCAACACTCTTCATAAATGGTAAGGATAGGCTTTTTACAGCCTCGAAGCGTCTCGCTCAGTCTATCCATGTACCACGCCTCGCCACCAGGAGAGTTGATATGCAACAGGTGGGCTACGATTTGAGGGTTCCCCTCGGCTGCCTTCACGTCTTGCTCCAGTTGGCGAGAAGAAAAGCACCAACAGCTATTGGCAGTCACAACACCGAAGACGCGGTGATAGGCTATGGTTCCCTCCTTGAGCGATGGGCTGTCGTACTCGTCGGTAAGGCTCACCTCTCTAGTATCGTCTTGCTGGCTCACCTTCGCCTTGATAGCCTGTAGGGCTTGATGAGTCAGATATTGGTACCAGGAATGAGACTTGAGGTAGTCTCGCGCCTCCTCGTGGGACATCGCCTGCTCGGAAGGCTTGATGCTTTCCGTGGCAGAACCGCTTAATGGGAAGGCAGCCACCATCAGCCGACGGTAGCCGTCCTCTGTAATCCATAACGGCAATGTGGAAAGCAAAAGATTTTGTATTTCGTTCATCTCTAATTAAGTTTTCCACAAAGGTACGCTTATATTATAGGTATAGAAAAGACCTTATGTTAACGGATTAAGAAGCGTCTTGCAGCTGATTATTAGCTTCGCCTTATTCAGGTGGCGACAAATCTGTACCCTGGCAGGAATAAGCAGGCTGCCAATTTTGTACACTTTTGGCGTGCCTCCATTGCCCCTGCTGTAAGCTTCAGATAAGGAAACTATGGCACTGCGGGTTATTTTGAACCGGGACAATGCTTCGTCATCGGGCATTTCTATGATGAAAGTCTTGGAACAATCCCAATACACACCTCCATTCTCTTCCGTCGGAGAAGGTTCAAAGGTGAACTCGTCGGCTACGAACTGATAACTGGCCGAGGCGTTTTCAGTAAGCGAAACGCCTATCAAATTAGAAAATTCTATCATCTTGCAAAAATTTTAGTGAATATATCATTATTATGAGTGACAAACTAGCCCATGCGGTATGTATTAAAAAAGCATAAAACTATCGTTTTTTTTGGTATTTTCTCGGTTTCTTGGGGTAAAACTTGCTCCGGAACCGATAAAAGTTCTTGAGAAGCGATTCTGAAGATATCGCCGTGAGACCGTACCTATGAAGGAAATCTTCAGCTACATCTTGGTTACGTCTAGGCCTACCCTGCTCTTCGTTCTCCAACATCACTCGATGAAACTCGAAATTGAACATGAGCCTGATGGATGCCTCTATCTTCTTGGCTGCCGAAGATGATAGATAGTTGTAATATGCAGGATCCTTGCCGGGAAGTTCATCAGCCCTGGAACGTCGGCAAGGCAGAAATATCTTGAGGTTGGAGTCGGTGGAACACAACAAGCTCTGTGGTGGCTTAGACATGAGGTTCCACACAACATGATATAGATCTGTTGTGTAAGGAATTTTTATTCCACCCGTTTTTTCGTCAATTTTGAACTTTTTCTGAACATACTCGGATAAATATGGCTCTATCCGAATACCTGCAACGCGTTTTGAAGCCCACTTTTCTTTCTCCATAGCTTTTTCTCTTATTTTGTGTTCCTACGTTCCTACATTCCTACAAATGGCAGGTAACATTTTGCAAATATACTAATTTTCAACGACTTATGCAAATTTTACAAAGAAAATCTTAGTCCTACAACATCAATTTTTCGGGCATATTGCGTCCTACAATCCTACAAAATAGGGGTACCTGTAGGACGTTTCCAGAAATTTGCCGTTTTTGTCAAATATTCTTATTTCCTACAACTTCCTACAATCCTACATCATTTCCTACAATATCACAAAAATGCCAAAAATAACATAAATAACTGATAATAAGATATATATATAATATATAAGATTTGAAAAGAAATGCATTTGTAGGAATGTAGGAATGTAGGAAGGCTATTTTTCGGAAAAAGTTTTCAAAAAGTCCGTTTTCTCGGTTTTTCTTTCGATTTTAGGGGGTTCGGGGGATTTTTTCGACTTTTACTGGATAAAATGTAAAGAAAACGCCCGCGTTCGTCCTCTCGGATTGGCGCGGGCAAAAATATGCTTAATCGACTGAATTTTCTTGCTAAATCACTTGGTTTTCTCGTATGTTTTTAGTAACTTTGCAACAGTTAAATTGGGGAAAACTATACTTTAAGTATGTAGTAGAATAGTACTGTCAGAACGGCTTTCCCCCATTCTTTCCAGCATCCGTCTCATCAAAAGGAATGCTGCCTGGTTTATATTCTTCCTGATCACTCGGTTGAGTGTCATTAGCAGCATTTGCATCCTCCGCAAGCTGCTCGTCTCGTCTGAAATCGATGTTATACATCTCCATAAATTTATCATAGTCGATGATAATAGCAGACGTGGCGGTACTCTTCATCTTGCGAACACGCACCATTGTCTCTCCATCGTTCTCCTTGGCCACCTCTGCGGTTTCTTCCCAGATGAAACGACGAGACGGAACGGTTCCTATATATGACGGATGCGAACGAAGGTTCTGCTCCAGTGTAGAGAGTGTCGTATTCTCGCTATTATAACCACTACGGTCGTAAATAGAGAAAACGCTGCTCAGGCGTAAGAACAGCACATGGGTTCCATCCGGGAACGTGAAGGTTTGCTTGTCGCCATGGGCATTCTTTCCTGTAACACACTTAGGCTGCTCGATGAGCATTTCCCTGCCAATGAGCACCTGCTTGGTGTCTATCATATTGTTCACGCTGTTGAAGAACATAGCCAGCTTGTCGGTGCTCCTGATGAGAGAGAGCTGAAACTTTATTTTTTCCTGAACGAGCTTGAAGAACTCTTCATAAGTAAACGGAAGCTTCAAGTTTGAGTATTGCTCCACAAGCTTCACCATGCCCAGGAACAGCGAGGCTGTCTTCATGAGTCGGTCGCGCTCACCAGAGTTTACCACATCACTTTTCAGCTCCTCGTAAGCCTCTTGTTTCAACTGCCTGAAATGATCCATCACGGCAGGACGTAGAGAAAGCACGTCGAGGAGAACGTTGGATAGACCAATGTTTTTCTCAATGTCTTTCAGTTGCTCAAAGAGCCGAGTTTCTTCTTTGGTCCTGTTCTTTGGCTTCGGTACCTCACATATAATGACACGAGACATTAGCGCATTGTCGTCACGCTGCGGGGTTTCCTGGCCGCAAATGATGACAGGAGCGTACACCTTGTCGTTCTCAATATCTCGACCAGAGGTCCCACGTCTCTTCTGTTTTCCGTCTCCATCATACACGATACCTTTGAGTGCTTGAAACTTGGTGTCTGAGATATCCTTGTTATTGTACTCATCCAGCACGACAGGTACATCCCTGAAGGTTCCCATAATGGTAGACATCGCCGCATCGGTACCAGTGTTAAGGTTAAATATCGGGATGGAGGGCTTGATGAAGAGAGAACGAATGGAAATGGCAATCTGAGTCTTTCCGGAAGACATCGGTCCCATGAAGAAAGGAGCGGTGAACAATCGGTCGATGCAGTGAATATTGCTTCTGAAGGCACACATCAGAGCAAACACGATAGCCCACTTTCCGTTATCATTAATCTTGTAGACCTTGTCCATCAATTCTGCCCACTGCTCGAACGTGACTCTCTTCGATGGGTCTACGTCTTCATATACGAGTTGGGATATGAGCTCGTATCTGTCAGACTGCCTGCCAGAGCCTGCATATATGGTTGAGAAAGCTGGCAGATAGTAATTCTTTCCGTTATGGGTGACTACTCCTAGCTCATTGATTTTCTCAAAGCCGAAATTACCGTCTTTGTCCTGATGGGCGATTCCGTTGGCGAAGGCAAAGAATTGCTCGTCAGTTTTCCGGCTGGTACCTTCCGTCTGTTGGTTGCCGTATACCTGGATCTCCGAACACTGAATGAAATGCCTACTCATGTATTCCTTGATCCTTCGCCACTGCCATTCCTCGCCATCGGTGAAATTGACACCTTCGTAGTTGATGAGCACGTCCTCGATGGTGCTCATCTTTCGCAAGGCACTGGAAAGCACCTCGATATAGAGAGGCTTTTCGAAATATCGACGGTTCACCTTCAGAACACGCTTATTCTGCTCAAAATCCTCGTTGAAGATGTGAAGCAATGGTACCAAATAGAAATCGGCTACCTGGGAGAACCCCCTACCATTTTTATTCTGGAACATATAGCAAACAGGGATACCCTGCTTATTGAGGCGTGGATAATATTTGCATTCCCGGAACATCTGGGCATACTCGCCTTCCTTGGCATAGCTAGGAACCTCCTCGCCGTCAAAACCATCGTTGCTCAAGTCATCCTTGAGAGCAGTCACCTTGAGCATGGTCTTGCGCTTGTCAACGAAAGGCTTGCGTATCTCGTCAAACTGACCCTTGGTGAGCCCCAACTTACTGCAGTAATTGTTCTTATTGACCGTGATGACGGTCTCTTCGGCGAAACTGGTAAGTTCGATGCACCGGGTGATGATGGGCACCTTATCGC